GACCATTTCCCCTCGGCAAAACGTACCATGTATCGTGGACTGATCGAGGCGCTCTTCGAAGGCCGAGCTAGTTGGGACCAATATGTCTCGCGTGCTCGCGCTACCAATGTCATGCTAAAGACCAACGAAATTTTGTTCAAACGCGATGGTGACGCTTGTTGTTTAAAACCCCGTCTCATTAGTAACATCTCGCCTGAAGTGCAATGCATCGTGGGCCCAGTAATTTTTGAAGTCCAAAACCGCTTCAAGAAGGCTTTCTCTGTGGATATAGAATGGAGAGACCTTGTTGATGGTTGGAAAATTGGCTGTACTTATGCTGGTGCCTCTACTGATGAAGATCTTACCAGGTGGCGTTATAACGTTGACCAAGGACCGGAAAAATTTATTGCTATCATAGTATCCGGAGATGACAGTTTGGTGGTTGTCCATAATTTGGGCCAAACTTTTTGTTTCGAAGGAGACGCGTCCATGTATGATCAATCATTGAGCCGAGGGCCTTTATGGTTCGCTCATCGTGCCCATAGGAAACTGGGTATGGGAAAAGATACTGTCAAGCTAATGCGTAGATTAGCGACCAATACCTTCAGGGTGCCTGCTAGAAATAAAAGCGAAGTCATGTTAATTGACAAAGCCAAGCGCCCTATTCGAGACACCGGGGGTTCGGATACATCTCTCGGGAACTCCACGATTATGCTTTATGCGTGGTGGTCAGTTTCGATATATATGATCCGTATGTGCAACTTCAACACTAATTTTGTTGTGTCTAGTTTTGCTGAGTTGGGGTTGGAAATGAAGGTTAGGAAGCTTATGCTTGATGAAGTCACGTTTTTGAAAGGAATGTGGTATCATACCACTGCTGGCCCATATTGGGGCCCTCTTCCATCCAGAATATTGAAAATGGGGAAATCCATGAAAAATCCATTGACGCTTTACCCCAAGCGAACTTATGCTGAGGCTTGTTCTTTGTTCCTCAGTGATATTGCCGGGAGCTATGCTTCCTTTTTGCAAGTCCCTATGGTTCGCCAACATATAAAAAATTTTCTTCGACGTGATCTCGTCCGCAACTACGTGGAACCACATCAAGTTCAAGCTGCATCAGGCCCGAAACCTGAACTTGATGATTTAGCCTATGACCAGGTTTGTAAGCGTTACGGAGTAGAGTTACACGATATTTTGGAAGCTGAAGAGCTTTATCCTATTGCTCCTTTCTATTTTGCTAGCCACCCTATTTATGAGAAGCTGGTGGCGGCTGACTACGCTTAATAAACCATTCAATAACGGACCCGGGGTCTAAAGGGTGGGTACCCGGGCATGAATCCACAAAATCAAAAATAAAATAAATAGGATTCATGGGAGGAGGGCCGCGACAATTTCCAAGAAATGTCCTTAGTCGCTGTGCCTAATTTGGTTCAAAATAAAAATAAAAATCAAAATAAAAGCAAAAGCAAAAACAAACGACAAAGAAAAGCTGGTCGTCCACAAGTAAATATAACAACCAGCATGCCGATGGCCTCGAGGTCCGGACGCGTTAACGCGCCGGTGGCTACCACTCGTGTCCGTCAGGTGCGTCAACCTCGCATCAATCATCAAGGTGGCCGTGGAGATGTCGTCGTTGAACATGAAGAGTTCATCGCCGATATCTTCGGTTCTACTGGGTTTGTCGATACGCCGTACTCCATTAACCCTGGACTCGCATTGACTTTCCCTTGGCTTTCTCAAATGGCTCCCCTTTATGAGTCCTATATGTTTGAGAGCCTGCGATTTGACTTCCAAACGGAGTCCGCAACTACCGCTACAGGAACCCTCATGATGGCCGTCGATTATGACGCCAGTGATCCGCCAGCTACTTCGAAACAGCAGTTGGCCAATTACCGTGGGTTCGTACGGTCCGCTCCCTGGAGTAACTGTTCTAACAGGTCGCTTCCAGCAGACCTGCGAAAACGCTCTTCCTACTATGTCCGGAATGGTCCACTCGACCCGAACCAGGACATTAAACTCTACGACGTAGGGACCTTGAATGTCGCCACCAATGGACAGTCTGGAAACAGTACCATTGGCGAGCTGTACGTGAGGTACCGCGTTCGTTTGATGACACCACAGCTTCAGAACTCTGGAGTGGGATCAGCTCTTTCAAGTCACTTCAAAGCGTTGACCGGAGCGAGTGCTCTTACAGTCGCCGGCAATGCCCCCGTGGTTGCTACAGGAACTGGCGCCGCCGCTACGTTCACATCAACTCAACCCTACCAATGTCTCTATAGTGCCGTAGTTAATGGCACTGGCATGGCAGCACCCACCATTACTGGAACCGCCACAGTCACTGGTCTAACCGGTCTCATCAATCCTGGTGCGACCGTAACTGCTGAGGAGTACCTAGTGAATTTCACTGCACCTGGACAGACCTTTATCGTCACTAACGGAAGCACCACTATAGCCGTTGGGGACCATCGATTTGCTCAATATAATGTGTCCAATGCTTGATCGTGACCAGCCGATCGCCG